ATGGCAGATAGAACAGATAAGATGTTGAGAGATTATTTTTCAGGTAGATTGAAGCTAATGGCAGAGGTTGAGCCACGATACAAGCAAGATATTGCAGACATTACATTTTGTTTGTCAGTCATCAAGCCAGAACACAGCGAAGTAATCAAGCGATATTACAGTGATAAGTTTATAACGTGGGAAGAAGTTGTGAGTGAAGCAGGTAAAAGTCACTCGAGTTTACGGACATGGCGCAATGATTTTAAAACGTTATTGAATGTGATGACACAACACGGAGATGAATTTATTAAGTTGAGACGTGAAGCACAACAAAAGCCCCTGATTTAATCGTCAGAGGCTTTTTTATTTTGGGCTTTACAGTTCACGACTAATGAAAATTAAAAGTTTGTCAAGAGCATTTTCTACGTATTTTTCTTTGGCTTTACCCTTTAAATCGAGCGCATTCGGAGTTGTTAACAACTGTAGTATTATTTCTTGCAAAGCATATGTTAACTTTAATTTTTGGCGGTCTGGCATATCGTCAAAAGCATTATCAGAAATTTGAAATGTTTTTGGAATATTATCAAGGGTTTCTTCGAGTATTTCTCTTTCAGAGTCAATTCCAATTTCATTTAATCTTTTGATAAAATCGCCATAATCAATATCATTATTTTGGTCAATTAACTTATTTTCTAGGTTAGCCATCTCTAACTGTCTGGCATCTGAATTTCTATATTTTTGTATACCTTGAAGATATGCAACATCAACTTTGAAATAATCTGCTATCGCCTTGAAAATATCGAGCTTTGGTTGTGTTTCCTCTTTTTCGTAGCGCATTAACGTCTGAGGTGAAGCATTTATAGAGTAACCATCTTTAAGAGTTTGAGACAATTTTGCTAGACTAATTTTTTCTTTTTGCCGCAATTCCTTTATTCTATTCATATTCATTACTCATTTCTAAACATTTATATGTATTTACTATAACATTTTCATTCCAAATTTGAAATAAAATATTGACATTCCAAAAACGGAATGATATATTAAGTTCATAGATATTCCAAAAAAGGAATGGAGGAAAATATGAAAGCATTGGAAAGCAAGTTTGTAAAAAAAATCTTGATTGTTAAGGCCATGAAACGTTTAAGTATCAAAGACGTAGCAAGGTTGAGTGGCGTTAATCACGTTACAATGTCAAAAATATTGAGTGGTGAAAGAACCATCGTTCACCAGTCTACGTTTGACAAGTTGAATGACTGGCTGTCAAAGGAGGATTAAGAAATGAACGCATTACAGTGGACTGGTGAAGTATTAACATTAATAATTTTGATTTGTGGTTCGTTTTTGATGGGATTATCCGTTGGTAATGAAAAAGGAGGTAAAAGATGAGTGAAGACACAAAAAAGCCCTTGAACACAAACTTGCAGGCGAATGTTCAAGAGACACAAAATAATTTTATCAAATCTGATTATATCATAAAAAGTCATGATTTAGTACAGCAAGGCTATAAGGTTTACTTGTTGGCACAGGGGACGAACTCGCCGTATAAAGGTTCTAAAGGACATTTAGATGCCACTAATGATGTCCGTGAGCTAACAAACATGTTCTTAAAGTATGGCGCTAACAGCAACGTAGCTATCAGTTTGGTTGATACAGGTGTTGCTGTGCTAGACATTGACAAACATTCTACAAACGGCTTTCAGAGCCTCATACAGTCAGGGCATACGTTAAACCTTGATAACGAAGTTTGGGAGATGACACCACGGTCAGGATCGCATATTTTCTTCAAAGTTCCAAAGAACGTGTCTGTTAAAAATTTGAAACATAATTTATTAGATGGTGTCGAATTGCTCACTGACAAAGTGACAGTCGCTCCGTCCATTAAGCTAGTAGACGGCATAGAAGCCGAATATAAGCACTTTGGTGGGGATATAAGCCAATGTAGCGTAATGCCTGATTGGTTGGTCAAAATGGCGTCTAACGTTGCCAAAAGTGGCAATACACAGACTAAGCGTGTTCCTAGATATTCAACACAAGAACGTTGGGAAATGGTTTTGAATGGTTTCATTCAAGGTCAGCGCAACAATATGTGTGTCAGTCTATCGGGGTACTTGTTGAGAATACACGTTGACCCAAATATTGCTTATGCCATTGTGAAAAAGGTAAACGAAAATTCTGATGTGCCACTTGCTGAAAAAGAAGTTGAGACAATCTATCGTTCTGCATATCAGAGAGAAAAACAAAGAAGATTGGGAGGACGTTGATGGCTGATGATTTTGAACAATTACCAGATGAGCCAGAATGGTATAAAGGTTTTAACAGAACAAAAGCGGGAGCAATACGTGGCACTGTTATGAGCAATGTTGCTCTTGTGTTGAAAAATGACCCTTTGTTTGATGGAGTATTCAAATTTAATGACTTTACCGAAGAAGAAGAAATTGCCAAGACTATTAAAATAGATGAAGCAGTCATCAGTAAGGGTATTATGCAAGATGTTAATGTATTGTTCCTTATCAGTTATCTTGAATGTCATTACGGGTTTACAATCAATCAAAATATGGGCTTTTCCGCAATATCGCTGGTTTCACAATTAGAGCAGAATAAATTTAATCCGAAGATTGACTATTTTGATAAGGCTGCAAAAATGTGGGACGGCGTTGAACGCTCGAGTACATTTTTACCTGAATACTTAGGCGCTCCAAAAAATGAAATTACAACTTTGATAACAGAAACGTTTTTTATTGGGGCAGTCGCTAAGGTGTACAATCCTATGACAAAGTTTGATTTCTGTTTAGACATTGTTGGTGATCAAGGGACAGGTAAAACAACACTACTCAAAAAATTAGGACGTGATGCCTATGTTGATACAATTCAGAATTTCAAAAACAAAGATGAGTATACCAAAATGCAACGTGCTTTGATTGTCAATGATGATGAAATGGAAGCTACAGCATCTAGTACGTTTGAGGTTACAAAAAAGTTTATCACAATGGAAGAGCTAGAATATCGTCCAGCCTACGGTCATAAGAATGTCAGGCGAGCAAAGCACTTTGTTTTAGCTAGAACTTCCAACCAAGTTGAATATTTGAAAGACAAAACAGGAAACAGAAGATTTCTGCCAATCCTATCATCTAAAGCCAAACAAACTAAACACCCATTTACAGACTTAAATGAGCGAGATGTAATGCAATTTTGGGGTGAGATGGTGCATAAGTATAAAACCAAAGGTTTACAATATCCTACTCGTGAACAAGAGATTGAACTTGCTAAGCATCGTGAAAAGTTTGTCTATGTTGATGAGATTGAAAACCAGATTAACAGATATGTTGATAATACTGATTTAGAATGGGTTGCATCATCTGACATATCATACAATGCATTAAATAAAATTGATCTAGTAAAAAATCGAAGTGTTGCTAATAAAATTAAGAATGTTATGGACAACAAAGATGGCTGGAAAATCGCGAGACGAAATGCTGGTAGAGGTTGGAAAAGAGTGACTCAAGTGACTCAACGGTGACTCAAAAAAAATTATTGAGTCACCGCTTAATTCCTTAAATATCAACGCTTTCAGAGATTAAGTGACTCGAGTGACTCTAAAATTTATTAAGTGTTATATTTTAGTATTTTGTATTTATATATATGTTTAGAAAAAATAGAGTCATTAGAGTCACTTATCACACTAGAGTGTTGGTATTGCAGGAGTTTAGGAGTGACTCTAAAAAAATATAGTGTCATTTTAGTGTCACTGATGAACGACAGGTAAATTGAAATTTAGGAGATAAAAACATGGAAAAATACACATTAACAGAAAAATACACATTAACACTGAATGAAATAAAAAAAATTAATTCGTATTTTCCTGATGACAAACCGCTGTTTGTTGTTGATGGAAATGAATTCAAGGCATCATCATCAGATTGGAAAGAACGACTGAAAGCAAAAGCGATAGAAAGGGGTGTTTGGAAATGAAAATAATAGAAATTAACGGATTTTACAGCAACGTTGTAGACGCAGTTGAAACACGGCAATATACAGCAAAAGATTATTTGAAAAACCAGCACATTTTTTTGAAGCAATTGGCTGATTTACTTGATTGTGATAGCAAGGCAGGGGCATTGGTTGATATGCAGATTGCTAACCTTGAAATGGCTATTGAGGAGGTATCAAAATGAATTGGGTTATATTGGTCATTATGTTGGTGTTGGTAGCATACATTTTTTGGCAAAGGCATCTGATTTACGTTTTCCGTGAAGCAGGTCGATTTAACAGCTTTTATGCTAAGAATTTAAGAGCGTTGGCAGACCAAGAAAAGATAGAGGTGCAACGAGCTAAATTATGCTTGCAGACGGTTGGATATGATATAGACAAAGTGGCTAGTGGTGACTTAACGTTTAAAAAACCAACACAGCAAGAGATGGACGACATCATGAAAGAACACTATGCTTTACAAAGCAAGTCTAAACAGATTGATGCACGGCTTGAAGTTGAGTTAGAAGAATATGACGGTGGGAGGGAATTTGATAACTATGGCGGATAAGACAGATGAATTACTAACCAACTATTACAGTGGTTTGATTGATACGAAGATTCTATTACGCAGAGCTGAATTACAGTGGCGACCAAATGATGACAACGCTGGTATCAAGTCATTAAACAAGCATACACGACCATTAGAAGATATGCTTGCTAGATATGAAGCAGACAGTATCTTACATGAACTGACAAAGCAACGTGATGCTATTAAACGATTAGAGACAACGTTCAGTGAAGAAACAAAGCAGATAGTACAAATGCACTATGACAGACGTGAGCGCTTGTCTTGGGTGATTATCTCATTACGAATGAATTTATCAGAGCGAACATGCCGTACTTATCAAAAGACATTCAAGGATAATGTTGCACAAACATTTAATGAGTTAGACATTGCTGTATAAGTTGCCATCATTCTGCCGTTTCTGACTAACAATACATGGCATAATAGTAGTATGCAATATTAGATGGAGGTACTCAATGCGATTACATAGATGTGCCGAGATTAGTTGCCGTGAGCTAATTAAATTAGGCTTTGATTATTGCGATGAGCATTACAGTAAACGTATGAATAGTTACCGTGATAGATTGAAACAGTCGCAAGAGTTGAAGTCACAGACATTGCGTGGGCAACGTGATAAGTTAGAATATAATCGGAACTACAATGAAACCATCAGACCAGAGTTAGGTCATGAGTTTTATCAGACTAAACAATGGGAACGAATAAGTGAATACATTAAGCAACGTGATATGTATACCAGTTCTATTGATGGTCGAGTGTATGGTAAGGGTGATCTAATTGTTGACCATCTTGTGCCGAGACGATTGCTAAAGACAAGCGCTGAACAATATGATGTGAATAACCTGTGGCTGTTGACAAGGTCACAACATAATCATAAGACAGCTATTGAAAACAAAATGAGTGACAACAAGTTGAAACATTTAAGCCGTGACTGGTGGATAAAAGTTTTGAAGAATTGATTAAGTTCAGTTCTTTTTTTATTGCGTACATGGTTGGAGGGTGGGTACGTGAATGATTGTGGTTTAACTTCGATTGGGTGATGTCCTGTGCATGTCAGGTGGGTGGGATTTCATTTGAATCGTTAATATTGCTCCATAATTTTCCTTTTCTTATTTTCCGTTTTAGATTTTGAACGACATCAAAATTATCCCCGCCCATAGTGGCGTTAGGGGAAGCAACGCACATAGGTGGCATCTTCGTTTAAATAACGAGTTATTTTTTCGATTTCGTTCATCTACGGCAGGCAGGGATTCGTTCACCCTGTTTGCGTACATATATCAAACTAAAAAGGAGGTAAAGATGCCTAGAAAAGCTAAAATAACAACTTCAACTAATGATGAAAGTTACCAAAGACAACGCACTGAAGCCTTGAAAGAGGCTAATGCAGACATCAAACAGTTACCAAAGACAGCGCCTAAACATTTAACAGGCGTGGCTAGTCGTTTGTGGACTACCTTAGTCCCAGCGTTGAATAAATTGGGTTATATCACGGTAGCTGATAAGTCAACGCTAGAAGCCTTTTGTATCAATTACAGTGTTATGCGTGAAGCCTATGAAAATATCAAAGACGTTGGGGCTATCTATGAAAATAGTGGTCGATACTATAAGAACCCAGCCACAGCCGTCTTAAATGATGCCACTGGTAAAGTTAAGTCATTGGGTGGTGAGTTAGGATTAAGTCCCAGCTCTCGTGCCACCCTGATTGATTTGGCTAGTGATGATGATGGTAGTTTAAATGCTGATGCCATTGCTGATATGTTTGGTGGTACAACATGATTGAACAATATCAAGATGTTATCAATGAATATGGGATTGATGAACCAACCATCAAATATGCTGTGGGTGTCTTGACTGGTCATATCATTGCAGGCGATAAAATCAAACTAGCCTGTGAACGTCATTTATCAGATTTGCAACGGATTAAAAGTGATCCAGAATTTCATTATGCTTATGATGCAGAACGAACGGATAAAATTATCAAGTTTAGTACATTATTGGTTGATTTAGAGACACGTGAGCCGTTTAAAATCAGTCCTTATGAAGCGTTTATCGTTGGTTTGCTAGAGGGTTGGAAAGAGCCTGAAACAGACGGTAAGCGCTTTGATAGGGCGATTATATCAATGGCACGTGCGAACGGTAAAACAGCCGTCATGGCGCTGATAAGCCTGTTTAATTTCTTATTTGGGCAACCTAAAACCAACAGACAGTTAGCGGTTGCTAGTGCTGATACAGCTCATGCTGATGCCTTGTTTAAATACATGTCTAGTCAATGGGCTAACTTAGCGAGTGGTACATTTTCTAAGATGGCTAAACAGTGGGGTATTGAGTACAACCAACGTGAGATGCGGATTAAAAGCCAGTCCACAACCATGCGTAAATTAAGTGCATCATCAAGTACGACTAGTGATGGTATTGGTCATTTTAGTTATGCCGTGGTTGATGAGTACCACTTATTCAAAGACCGTTCGTTTATCAACTCAATTACATCAGGGCAAACGTTCCTACCGTACTCACAAACGATATTTATTAGTACCAGTGGGACAGATGTGCGCAGTCCAATGTTTGCAGACTATAAGCGGTATAGCTCATATATGGCGCAAAAGACGTGGCATGAGATTGATAATATTCTGTTTCTAGCATGGGAACAAGATAGTGATGATGAAGCTTTTGGAGATCCAAGTGTTTGGCAGAAGTCTAATCCATTGTTTGAATTGGAGGGTAAACGCAAGTCAGCGATACCAAAAATGACGGCTGAACGAGATGAATTGAACTCACAAGGTCGCTTGCCTGATTTTCTCACTAAGAACATGAACAGATGGCAGAATGCAAAAGAGAATGCGTTTCTACCAGTTGATTTGCTTACACAGGCAATTATTCCAACGTTCAATATGCAAGGCAGAGATGTCTATATTGGGTTTGATTATAGCCAGACAAATGATGATACAGCGATAGCCTTTGTATTCCCTTATACAGACGATACAGGCAACCAAAAATATCACTTGTACCAGCATTCATTTATTCCATTGGCTAAGTTGGGAACGATTGAAGCCAAAGAACAGCGTGACGGTATCAACTATCGAGACGTTGAAAGTAAGGGCTTTGCCACAATCACTCGTGACAGATTCGGTTTGATTGATGAAGATGAGGTATTTAACTTCATGTTGTCGTTTATTGAAAAATATGATCTCAATGTTAAGGCTATCTTGTATGACCAGTGGGGAACAGGGACGTTTATTAGGCGACTAGATGAGGTTAAAAATGATTATCTGATTATTCCAGTTCGTCAGGGTATCAAGTCATTAAATGAACCCACAAAGTTCTTACAAACAGCGTTTATCAAGTCTCAAATAACAATGCTTGATGATGAAGCCATGTTTGGCGCCTTATCTAATGCAGTTATTGTGCAAGACAACAATGGTATCAAGATTGATAAGAATACCAACAGTGCAAAGATTGATGTGGCTGATGCCATTGTCAACGCCTTATTTGAGGGTATGTTTTACTTCACGTCATTTACAAATGCGCCTGATGAGAAGAACAAAAGCCCATTTGCTGGTATGAGTGAAGACCAAGTAAATGATTATTTCATGAATGAGTTTAAATTTTAAGAAAGGTGGTGCTGAATGAATAAACTGAAAAATATTAGTCAATACATACCGTTTGTGTTGATTGTGCTAGGCATTATTGCGATTGTGATTTGTGCCTTTCAAGTAGCCACACAAGTAGGTTGGCTTGCCATTGGTATTGGGCTGTTCGGATTAGCTTATATCCTAGCGCCTAAAGGTGGTCAATCATGAGTATTAAAAATCCATTTGAAACAAGGCAGATGATTACACCTAGTAATTACATGCCTTTTATTTTTGCAGACAGTGGCGTGTCTATTGTCCCTAATGACCTTATTAGTGCTGATGTTGCTTTACACAACAGTGACTTATACAGCGTGACAAGTCTTATCAGTGCAGATATTGCAGGTGCTATTTTTACAGGAACTAATCCAAACACCTTGAACGTTTTGAATAAGCCAAGTCATTTGACTAGTCGTTACAATTTTTGGCAGACGGTTGTTTTAGAGATATTGCTATCAGGTAATGCGTTTGTCGTGATTGATGGTAAAGAGTTGCGCTACGTTCCTAATCAAAATGTGATGCTTGATTTAACAAATGATGTCTTGAATTATCAAATTACACCGTTTGGCGATTATCAAGGTGGAACATATCAAGCCAGTGCTGTGCTTCACTTCAAGATTATGGCTCATGGTGTCAATGGATCTGAATTAATCGGTCACAGTCCACTAGAAAGCCTAGTGAATGAGGTACAACAGCAGGAACAAGCCAATCGGCTGTCTTTGAGTACGATAGCGAAAGCACTTAATCCCACATCAGTCATCAAAATACCTGAAGCAGTGGTTAGTCCTGAAGCCAAGGACAATATCCGAAACGAGTTTGAAAAAGCCAATACAGGTGCTAATGCAGGTCGTACTTTGGTATTAGATCAGAGTGCAGACTTCCAAAGTATCTCAATCAATGCAGACGTTGCCAAGTTCTTAAACAATGCAATTTATCAACGGACACAGATTAGTAAGGCGTTTGGTGTTCCTGATAGCTACTTAAATGGTCAAGGCGACCAACAAAGTAACCTAGAAATGATACAAAACATGTATGTGAATGGTTTAAATCGTTACATTGAACCAATTATTAGTGAAGTTCAAGCTAAGTTTAGTGATGACATTGCATTAGATATGAGTAGTATTTTGGACTATTCCAATGCCACTTTAAAGCAAGATTTACTAAATTTTGTTGATAAAGGCATCTTAGACGGCTCTCAGGCGCGAAAAATTCTCGTTGACAAGGGGGTTATCAATTTATGAACGATAAAGAGGTTAGAACCTTTGATATTAAAGGGTTAGAGGTGCGTGATGCTACTAGTGATGCCTTTATTGGTCAAATTAGTGGTTATGCCGTTGTCTTTAATGAACCTAGTGAAAACTTAGGCGGGTTTATCGAATATGTTAATCCTGACGCTTTTGATAATGTCAATCTAAGTGACGTAGTTGCTTTGTATGATCACAATTTTGCAAACGTATTAGGCAGAACGTCAGCAAATACCCTAAAGCTTGATATTGATAAAAAGGGCTTGCATTTCATTTTAGATATTCCTAATACAACATTAGGTAATGACGTGTACACCAACATCAGAGCAGGCAATTTAAAGGGCATGAGCTTTGGTTTCACGGTTGATTCAGATGAATGGGGTAAAGATACAGACGACACACCAAAACGAACTATCAACAGTATAGGGTCGTTATATGAGGTGTCAGTAGTTACTATGCCCGCTTATCAGGAAACGACCGTAGCAGTAACCAGAGCGCTCAAAAATGACGCCTACAAGCAAAAGATGTTGGCGATACTGAAGTTATATGAATAAGGAGGAAATGATGAAAATTTCAGAAATAGAAACAGAGCTAGATGCTTTAAAAAAGCAAAAGGCAAACAAGATTGTAGAAGTTCGTGCATTAGCAGATTCTGATGATTCAGATGTAGCAGATGTGCAAAAGGGTGTAGCCAGTGTTGATGATTTGCAGAAACACATTGATGACTTGCAAGACCAATTAGCTTCCGTTAAAAAGGCACAAGGTTTGTCAGATGATTCAACTGATGACAACACACGAGATGATGATCCAGATTTACAAGAAGAACGCAGTTTGAAAGGACGAGAAAACATGGAAATTAAATTGAACCAAGAACAAGAGACCACAGAAGTGCGAGACTTCATGCACTACCTAAAGACTGGTGAAAAGCGAGCAAATGCTATCACTACCACAGAAGCAGGCGTTGTCATTCCAAAAGAGATTTTGGATATTCAAAAAGTACCGACTGATGTTCGTAATTTGTCAGCCGTTATCAATCGTGTATCAGTCACATCAGGAATGGGTTCACTGCCAATTCTACAAAAGAATACGGCACGATTGACAACAGCCGAAGAACGAGCTGCAAACCCTGAAATTGCAAAGGCAGTTTTGAAGAGTGTTGATTATAAGGCACTTACTTATCGTGGTGCTTTGCCATTGTCTATGGAAATGGTACAAGATGCACCTAACCTTAAAACATTGCTCAACACTTATGTTCAAGAGGCTAAGGAATTAACAGAGCAGTATCAAATTGGAAAGATTTTGCAAACAGCCACAGCAGTG